CCCCTTGACAACGGACATACCGGACATTTCAGACTTTTTCTAAAAATCTTTTTGCGCGCTTTCTGACCGCATCTTCCGAGTAGTCCCGCCCGGAACTTTCCGACAAATTTGCCGCAACGTCCCGCCATGACCGGCCGTCCATGTAGTATCCGCGCAGGATAACCCGGTCGATTGGATTCGATACCGTCTCAAGGAAATCCTCTGCGGCATTTTTCTCGCGGTACAGCTGAATCAGCATGTCGTGATATTTCTTCACCAGCTGCTGCGTTTCCCGCTGAATCTCCGCATCCTGAACATTTCCGCGAATCGGAATCGGTCTGTTTTCGTACGGTTCGTGCGCCGGCGATGCCAGCACGCTGTCCGAAGCAAAATGCGCCGGAGCGTCGGACAATTTACTGATTTCCTGCATAATCTGGATAATTTCCGCCTTCAGCGCGGCGTACTGTACCAGGCAATCCTTGCGGTTCATGCTTTACCACGCTCCCATTGCAGATTTATATGGTTCTGCCTGCGGAGAGGCCCCAACGATTCCTGCACAGGCTTTGACGATGCTTCCGCTAAGTATGTAATTCATCTTCCCAATCCCCTCAACTTTCTCCTGCGGCCGTATACTGAGGCCGGCGTCCTGCCGAGTATTTCAGCCGTTTTTCTGATGCTTTTGGATTTTAGGATAGCCTTGTCTTCTCCCAAGGTGTACTTTCGCTTGTCTTTAAGCAAGGCAGCATCCCTCTGCTTTTGCTTGTATTGATCTATGCCCGCATCTACTTTGGCTTTAAGTTGGGAATAGTTCCATTCTCGTCCCGTCCAGTACATGTTGCAGAGGAGATGAATCAGTGCTTTTTCTTCAATGCTTTTCAACCGAATCACGCTCCAGCACAGAAATTAACTTTTCGATGTACCATTCCGCTTTTTTCAGGTCTTCCGCATAGCCTTTACGGGGCCAACGCCAGAGGTACTTAATTGCATTTGCCGTACAGACGGCTTCAATCCCAGAGAGCCCAGTAACTGCGGATTCTATGGCGTCGATACACTCTATCTGTCCGGCGTTGTAATGGGGTGGGCGGTTCACAGTATCATCCATCGGATTCGCCTCCATCTTCGCCGGTATAAAATGGGCAGTCGCAGGTAGCAGCTCCATTGTCGCACTTCTCGCAACAATCTTTCCCGTCTAAACATTCATTCGACTGAAATAGGTCGCACCCAGGACAAATACAGGCTTTGCATTGATTGTTAAATTCGCTGAATGGCATCATTTTTCACCGTCCTTTTCGATAGAGATAACTTCCGGTGCGTCTTCGACAATGTCCAGAATGTCCTGTAGGCCCATTTCCGTATAAATTATGTTCCCCCGCCGTTTGACGTACTGACCAAAAGTTTCAAGCAGCAAGTCCTTATCGATAAGCCGTCTGTTTGCAATTTTGCGAACTTCTACCGGCGTGAACCTCGAGTTTTCATAATCACGGAGTTTGTTATACATTGCAATTTCCTTTTGTTTTTTGCAATTATCCGGATTGAAACATGAATTATATGAATCACAATACATTTCGCAGTATCCCTGGGCATTATCTGTCAGTCTCTCCATTGTTTTATTTCCTCCATCCTGTGACAGCCTACAATCCACTTTGCCGGGATATCGCCCCGGAATATGTACCAGTTCTTGCTTCCGGGCCATCCGCAGATAACGGATTTTGCTTCATCCGGCATGTTTCGCACAAAGTCGGCGGCTCGAATCAGTTTCTTGTGATAGCTTTCAGGAATATTCACGGTCATTCGATAAGCCGTCCGGCTATAGTCAATCAGATGCTGCGTCGCCCAGCTTTGATTTTTCGGGTCCGGGTCTTTCGTCAGCCATTGGCATTTCGGAATGAATTGATAATCCCCGTCGTGAAAATAGGCAAATTGGCCAAGCCTGATTCCTTCGCTCAAAATTCCGTCTTTGCTGAACGTCGCGCAGAAGTGATATAAAATCATTTGATTATCCTCAATTCCAGGTAGGGGTATTTCTCGCGAAACTCCGCCGCTTTGACCTTGAAGACCGCCGTAGACATCCCCTTGACGTCCTCCACCCACACGCTTTTTCCGTCCCACACGATGAAATCCGGCCTGTACCGGATGCCTCCCGCCAACAGGAAAGACGGCTGCCGGTTGAAGCTCTTAATCTGCCCCGCGCGAAGCATCAGCTTTAGTTCTATGTATCTTTTCGCCTCGGCTTTGGAATCGAATGTGATTCCGTCCACCGTGGTTTTCACGGCGTGGTACTTGTTGCGGCTTTTTGCGGACAGGAAGTTCGGAATAAATACGGCGCTCATTTTTCGGCCTCCTTCGTGTCATAGATGCTCTCACGCTCATACTCGTCAATGTCGAAGGTGGGAGAGTGGTTTGACTTATTGCTACCTTTTTCCTGCTTGTCTCTCTGTTCCCATGTCCTGACGCAGGCTTTCCAGTCCTTCATCCTGTTTTTACCGACCATCCAGCCTTTTGAGGAATAGAAATCAACGAAGCGTTCGGGATTTACGTTATTTTTTCTTTCGGTACAGTACGCCCTTACCTCATCCACGGTTGGCGGTATGAACTTTTGAGAGCGGTGCGCCGAAGGCGCCTTTTTCTCTATACTCTCTTTTTCTATATCCTTATCTAACCTATACTTACCTATACTGGGTATACAGTTACTGTGTATACATTCCGAATAGGCTCCGTTTTTTTCAAGCACAAGTTGTGATTTTTCATTCAAGTATTTTGTCTCCTTGTATCTGTCTTTTTGAAGGTAGTTATTAATCCTCCAGTGCTTAATTACGATGACGCCGCTTTCAAATGGAAGCACGAATCTTTTTGCAACCAGAACTTTCAGGTCGTCCTCCGATGCCCCACATTGCCGAATGATGGACTTTGGGCCGTTTACAAATCCATCATCATCCGCAAACATTCCGAGCGTAAAATAAAGGCACCTGGCCGAAAGCGGCATATCCAAGAAAGCATCAGAAAGGACTATCGTTTTCGCAAACATTCTTCGCTCTGCCAATTTATCACCTTCAAACCATTAACCGTGTCTGCATAGATTTTTCGCACTCTGGCTGAAAGCAGTCACCGCAGTAATGGTCCTTTGCCCGACTGCACCATTCTTCCAGCGTCCAGTCGCCATAGGAGCATTCGGATTTGCGCGGACAGCGAAAGCAGGCACATTTTTCGCACTCAGTGTTTGACGCGCTCATGGTTTTTCCTTCCCAAGGTTATAAAATTGTTAATTTTAAGCATTTCCTAATGTTGTCTGCCCTTCTACCTGCGGCCTCTCGTCCTCCCTGCGCCGCTTCCTGCGCACATAAGCATGTACCGGGATAAGTTCACGACTCCCGCCCAAAAGAGCCTTCTCCGCGCCTCTGGTGGCATCTCTGACCGATCTTTCCCGGCTGCGCTCCTGCCTTAACCAGCGTTCAATGAGGTAAGTCTCGCCCTCTGCCGGGCGGAAATAGCCGGAACCGTCGATGTTAAGAATTGTGTAATCTTTCCGTGCCTTTTCGATTTCCCGCCGCATCAGTCGGTCAGGTAGCTCCGTTACTTGGCAGAGCGCCCGACGGGAAATCGCGTTGTCTTTGCCAAAAGGGATAAAATCAATGATGTTCATGCGTCACTCGGCCTTTCGCACCGCTCAAAGTTGATTACCCATACCCACGGATTAGCGTTCCAGCCGTATTTGTCAAAATCCGAATTCCTGATAGTATTATTCCAGATAGCTTGAAACAAAGCTGTTGTGTTGCAGACTCCGGCGCCTTCTTCTGTGCATTCTTCCGGCGTTATATTCTGCAGCCGCTCCGCCTGGACCCTGACCACGCGGAGGAAAATTCGGGCAGATTCTTTTGGCATAAAAATCGACGGCTTCCAGATAACATCATCAGTACCGATTTTGTTGCGCAAAGCGTATTCTTTCGGAATAATGTCATTTTCACCGGTACACTGTGAAATGTATGGCATAGCCGTTCCGTCAGGCTCTTCACCGTAAGCTATCTTTCCAACCGTGAACGTTTCCCGCACATAGAGGATGTCGCCGGGAAGATAAGGCAATTTGCGGCTCTCCGCAAAATCGATGCAGTACCCGTTTCCAATTCTTCCGCACATGAATTCCGCCTTGCCGCCTGAAATATTCATGAGCGTATGTGCTCCTGCGGGCTGCGGCTTAATCACCCGGCGGGTGCTGGTTTTCCTCCCGTCCAGAATCGCCTGCACCATTTCGGTGTTAAAAAGAATCGGCTTCATGGTCTCACGCTCCTTTCAGCCGCCAAACGCGGCATAAATAATCGTCGAGTTTAATTCCGAACAGATGATATTTGCTGAAAAACGTGTCTTTCCCGATGTTGTGAAATTCGGTATGATGGGTGCGGCACAGAGTAAGAACGCGCATCCCTTTGTGAACGATTTTGTGCCGGTTCCGTCCAGCCCCGACCGTGTCTACATGGTGCAGCTCGGCCCTTTTTCCGCATATCGCACATTTTTTATTTGCAAGGCAGCAGTACAGGTACCGTGCGATATCGGGCGACCGATGCAATAGGGAATCCTGCGCTGGAATATCGTTCTGCACGCAAAATTCAATCAAGAATTCAAGGAATTCCCTCGCCGTCGTCATATCGACGTCCGAAAGAGAAAAGTAATGATTATGTCCCGTTTGAGCGATAAAATCATACTTGGCAAGGGCTTTCACCTGCTCCGGAACATATCCGGTATAATCGGCAATGTCGCGCAGCGTCGCATATATTTTTTTGCGCTGGTCAGCACTTATCATCCGACCGTCGTCCAGGCGAATTTCACATTCGGTAATATTTCTTTTTATAAGCAGATAATCATCGTCAAGCGGAGCAATAACCGTCAAAGCCTTACCATCATATCCGGATAGATAGCCTTTCAAATACATTGTTCCGCTCCTCCTACTACGCTAAAGGGTCGTCCCCTTGTATGGATTCATGTTGCATATCAGGTTCTTTGTTTTGCGGTTCTTGAGGCTCCGTAGCTGTCGTTTCAACTTTGTTTTCATCAATCGGAGTTTCGTCTAAGGGCTGGTCGACATCAACTTCCTCGGCACTATAAAGTCCCGCAAAGTCCTCCGGAAATGCTTCGCGGAGAGCCTGCACAAGGGCGACTTTGCGAATCATCGTTGCGGGCTTTTTGCTCCACTGAGAATTTACTTCTCCATCTTTTTTTAGGCCGATGTATTCATCCAAAGAAACTGAAATCTCAGTTGGCACCTCATAGCCTTTTATATAAACTTTAGCCCATCCACCGACGAGAGTTTCGTCTTTCAATACCAAAGCTCCGATGCGGTTTTCAAGCGTGCCATCCTTCTTCTGGACGACAACTCCTGCCTGCTGCCCGGCATAGTCCTTGTTGCGGCGGGCGCGCTTCGTAAACACTTCTTTTCCGGTAACGATGGTAGCCGGGGAGTTTCCGTACTTAATGAGGTAAGCCTCCCGGAGGAAGGGATTAAGATGCTGGAACCTGCAGAGGTTCAGAAACATAACAACCTCTTGGTCGCTTACATTTCCGCTTCCACTGACAAGATAATTTCGGATGATGTTTGGAGACAGCTTTACCTTTTCTCCGTTGACCTCATATTCTACAGTTTTGTTTTCCTGCGCCTTTGCTAAACGATTCTGTACCATCACAAATCCTCCTTTTTTGCCCATCTGTATTTGATTCCGTATTTTACACACAGGTCGTGCATCTCATGCCTGAAATCAGCTGTTGTGTCCAGAAATGTTACGCTGATTGTTTTCGGCTGCTGAATTGGCGGGAGCTGCTCGGGCTCCGGAATATAAGCGCCAGCCTGGGTTTCGGGATTTCCGCCAAAAACAACATGGTCTCCGGGTTTAGCCTCGCTGAAATCATTTTCCCCGTCAACAACAATGGTGTTATGGGGATTATGAGCTTTTCTCTGGCTTTCCTCGTATTCTTTCAACCGTCTCTTTTGCTGCTCCCAGCGCGTCTTCTCCGCCATTGCAGCGCTAAAATCCAGTGCTTCTAGATACTTGTCGAGCATCTGCTGTTCGCAGTCAACGCCGAACGCTTTAATGATGTTGATGTTGTTTCGGACTTTGAAAATGGCATTTTGAATCTCTTTTTCAATGTCAGAGAGTTTGTAGGAAACGTTCAACCAGCGCGGATCCCAAATCTTTTCGAGTGGCAAGAGCTCCGAAAGGCTTCCCACGGTTTTATTGAAAAAGTCTTCAATCTGTTGCTTTTTTGCTTCTTTTTTCTGACCGTCGAAATTTTTGACCTGCCCGTCAATAGACTGGATCGCCTCGTCAATCATGCCGACAAGCTCCGATTCCTTGCTGTTGAAGTCCTCATAGGGCCGCAGGCAGTCGCGCTTGACCTCTTTACGGGCTTCCTCAAAGGCCGTGCGGAGCTTGTTCAGGGTGGCCTTATCAGCCTTTGCAGACTTGATGCTGTCCTCGGTGACAACAAGATTCTTATAGTATGCAAGGCGCTCCGGGAGCTGCTTTTTCAGCTCGTCATAGTTGAATTCAATCGCCTGCGGGATCGCCTTTTGCAAGTCGGTTTTCATAACAAGTTCAAACGGCATATGTTCCTCCTAAATCTCCGGCAAAATAAGCGCCGGCCTCTTATCATTTACAACGCAGTCCCAAAATGGTTTCTCCCGTTCCGCAAGCCATTGAACATCATCCTTGACATCTGATCTTTCGATGTGGTAATGGCGGATCGCGGCAGCGAGGATACCGTCTTTCTGATATTTGATCTGCGCTTTCAGGATTGCGTAATCATATCCGGTTGCCAAAAGCTGATGAACAACCTGTATGTAATAATGTTGCGGGATACTATCATTCCATTCGTCCCATTGCCCAGCACGGAGAATCTTGGTCGTCTTGATTTCGAGGATTCCTTTCCGTCCCGATTCCTTTTCTGTCAGTTCCCCGTCCAGCGTAGCAAAGGCCCACGGGCAGTCGGGATTATTGCGTATCATGCCAAATTCGTCATAGCCAACCCGGTACTGTGGAAAGTCCAGCTTGAAAAGCTCACGAAGATACTTTTCGGCTTCTTTGCCGTACCGGACGTGCGAATCGTCTGAAATATCTTTTGCCTTGCGGCGGCCGGTCTTTTCTTCCCACAACTCCACATTAGACTTGTAAGGCGACATTCCGATGGCCGCCGCCGCTTCGCTGGCACCGATTCCATTCAGGCGTGCTTTCAGCCATTCAGTCCGATTCTTCGGGGAAATTTTCATCATCTTCTTCCGGCAGAAAGTCCTCTAAAGGCTCCGGAGGCTCTTTCCAATCACGCATCGTTTCCGCCCATTCAAGGCCATAGTCATTCATTTTGTGGCCTCCGCATGGCCATCCAGCGGGAGATCATCGTTGGATTCCGTGATGTTCTCTTTTAAACGGAGTTGAGTTTCCAGCGTGTCGCAACGGTTGCGGTAATATTCAATCAGGCTGTCCTGCTCAATCAGCTTTTTTGATAGGCCGATAATAAGCTCTTCGTTAGACATTTGACATTCTCCATTTCTCCGCTTATAATAGCGGTGCAAATATTTTTTTGCGATGTTCTGATACGCCGCTTGCCTGCCCCACAGGTTAGCGGCCATTTTTATGCTGTATGTATCTTCTGTGCAGTTCCCTTCCAATTTCGGCCATGCCTTCCCGCACGTCCCTCCGGATGGCTTCCTTATAGATAGTACAGAATTTTCGGCAGACTTCCCGATGCAAAACACATTTGCAGTTAGTGCACGGGTCATACATGACGGGCTTCCAGTTTCACATGGCGCGCGGCATCTCTATATCTTGAATCGCTGATATTCAGTCGTGCAAGTGCCGTGGCTTGCGCTATGCCTTGCTTTTTCGCCCTCTGTACCAGATGGAAAATCATCTCATTTTCCCAGCCATGATGCGCGTCCTGCATTATTTTGCTTTCTTGCTTTGTTATTTTGCACGCCTCAACACGGCAATCTGGATATTTGCAATGGAAGCAGTCATAATTGCAGATTTTTCTCCGGCTCATTTTGGCACCCGAAGCACAATTTTTGTGCCGCTTGGAACTGTTTGCGAAACTCGCCGGCGCGGGCAGGCATAATCCACAAGTCCGGCGACGCTCGGAATCTCACGGTTGATTCGGCAGAGCTGGAAGTAACTTTCCGCTGTACGATATGTAATCATTTTTTCCTCCTTTAACGGTTTGCTCGGAAAAACGCTTCGGCGAATCCGGGGGGGGTAATGCTGCGCATCATCTTTGTGTACTCTGACTTTCCGCCGTAGCAGCGCCACATTTTGCTCCCCTCTGTCGGTTCAATCGGCGTTTTCCCCGGGATATTAAAGTGCCCCCATAGGCACGTGCGCTTTGTGTACGGGTCCCCGAAATCGCACGGGTTGAAAATCATTGCCGGCGTGTGCAGCCATCGGCGGATGCGACCTATTGGATTTTCAAGCGCCCAAAACGTCGGTTGGCTTCGGGCGATGATTTCCAAAACGGAAACCAGGATTCCCATGCTTTGCAGTGTCCGCCCGTCCCTGTCCTTCTCGGCAAACCACCGCGCTCCGCTGCTCGCAAAATCCGTACATGGCGGGGCGGCTAGAATTCCATAGACATTCTCCGGTGGCTCGTATGTACGCACGTCATAATCCGGTAGGGTAATCAGCCGTACATCGTATCCGGCTTCTTTATACGGATGACTCCATGCTCCAGTACCACCGCAGAGGTCAAGGATAATTTTGCTGATTTTGGATCACCTTCTTTCAACTTACCAGTTGCCTTGAGCTTGTTGCGGTACTCGCAGTCCGGGCAGATATACCCTTTCGGGTTCTGACGGATGCTGATGTTCCAGATGCGCCCGCAGACGATGCAACGGGCGGTCATGGTGCGGGCTCCGGTGGGTGTACCTGCTCCCACGTTATACTTCCGTCCAGCACTCCCCGTACCAGTCTGATTTGGTCGTACAGCTTATCATTGCGGATACGCTCACAGTGCTCAAAGCCAGCTCTCAGCGCCCACGGCCGCAAATCGCTATCTATGGCGCCAACGGGCTTGCCGCCCTCGTCAATCAATCTGCATACTCGTCCTTTGCCGATGCTGTCGTGATTATCAATGATATCGATAGCACCGTCCGGCATCTGGATTAGTGCGTATTTCATGGCTTTTCACTCCTTTCGTTTCGGCCCCTTTCCGGGCCGCCTCAATCGCCTGTTTTGGCGTGAGCACTTTGTAAATTGTCAGCAGCCGCACCCAGGTGCCTATAACTGCTGCTGCCGTATCCGGGTCGGCCGGCAGGCGCGGGATGGCCACCTCATCGGTGTCGGCAAAGTAGTAGGTCGGGTAGATACCAATCGCCGGCTTCGACGCCGGCAGCCCGATGATGTTGTTCATAGCAACACCACCCCCGCCAAGAGCGCCGCATAGAGCAGATGGATTGCCGGGTGATACCAGAACGGCACGGGATGACGGTCCCGGTGGAGCGCGTAGCCTGCCCACAGAGCGAGGATAACGATAACCATAAGCAGTTTCACAGGTCCAACGCCTCGCTCTCGTACAGCGCTAAGCACCGCCGCCAAAACGCCTTGCGCGGTGTGTCGTGCTCAATCAGGTCTTCCAGCGTCCGGACGGTCCGGTCGTGTTCCTTACGTCTGATGGCGGGATCGTCCATCGCTGTCCAGATACTGAGCCACATTACAGTTTTCCAGTTCATAAGGCACCTCCAAATTTTTTCGAGTTACCTTTGAACGTCCATTTGCTTTTCGCCTTTCATGAATTTTACAAACGGTTCCTTCGGGATTTTTACTCGGTTCCCAATGACAATTACCGGAAATCCGAATGAATCCGTGCGATTTTTCTTGTCCTCTCGCGCTTGGATTCTAAAAGCCTGTGCGTCAATTTGGAGATATTCGCTGATGTCTCCCGGGGCCAGAAGTGCTTTAGGGGCAGCTTCTATTTCCTCAAGTGTCTGCATGTTCCCACCTCGAAACGATTTTATCGGCTTCGGAAAGGACCAATCCGGCTTTCGGGGAAGATTCTATGCCATTCAAGAACTTACTGAGTTCGGAGGGATAGCATACAATTCCTTCCTTTTTAAGCTCCAGAATGATGTCTACCTGATGTTTTCGGAGTTTTGCAAGCCTTACGGGAATGTTGTAATTCAATAAACTTTCACTTCCTTTGCGTGTGCGTGCTTCACTGCGAATCTTCCAGTCAGAGCACCGGATGCTGCGATAATGTGTTCGTTTATATCACCCCTTCCAAAAGGTTGCAGTTTTCTACAAATAAATTTAAAAATTCCTCCTTTCCGCCTGCGAAAACTATTGCATTTTTTTGGAAAAGCGGTATAATGAACGTGTTGAGTTTCAATCGCCGCTTTTGAAAATTGGAGTTTTCAAAGGCTTGGTTTTTTGTGGTTCGATTACTTTATAATTTATGAACTGGTTCTATTATATTCGGTGAATTACCGAAAGTCAATACATTTCTCGGCGTTTTGCCGAGAAATTGTCATTTACACAATGGGTGGTATGCCTCTATGGACAGCACACTAAATAACGTACTTTCTCTCTTTGATAGTTCCGGAAAGAACGACGCAGACCTTGAACGGGAAATACATCTCCCAAGGTCGATCATTTACGATTGGAGGAATAGCCGGAGCAAGTCCTATAAAAAATACCTCCCACAGATTGCTTCTTATTTTGGCATTTCGCTTGACTGGCTTGCGGGAAACAATCATGAACTTCCGCCTTTAACGAAGCAGGATGAGCGCGATATTTCAAAACGTTTAAATAAGACCTTAAAAGACTTAGAAAGCGCCCAAGGTGGCCTGATGTTTGATGGCGAACCTATGGATGATGTAACGAAAGAATTATTGATTGAAAGCCTCCGGAAAGACCTCGAAATGGGGAAGCGGATAGCAAAGCGAAAATATACCCCGAAGAAGTACCGTAAAAAATCGGAGTGATAGCGAATGCGCGTTGAAAAGGTTGTGGAATCCCTTTGCCGAAAATATAGGACAAGAAATCCTTTTGAATTGTCTAAATGTGTTGGGATAAGAGTTTCGTTCCTACCATTGGGAGGAATACGCGGGTATTACAGCCAGTGTTTCAAGCAAAAATTCATCCACATAAATTGTGAGTGCTCTGCTGAAGATCAACGTTATACATGCGCTCATGAACTTGGACATGGTATTTTACACCCGGATTCCAACACCCCGTTTTTGCGCACAAAGACCCTGTATCCTATCGGTAAATATGAAAAAGAGGCCAACCAGTTCGCGGTTGACCTCTTATATTCCGATGAAGATTTAATGGAACTGTTGAATTATTCAATACCTGAAATCGCGGTATTTTTGAATATTTCAGAAAACCTTGCAGCTTACCGGCTGAGCGTAATGAAGAAAAAACCTGCCTGGGCGGAATAGGTGATGCTGATGAAGTGTTTCCATTGCAAAAGAGAAATCCCGGATGATGCAGTTTTCTGCTGCTATTGCGGCTCCAAACTTGTCCGTGAGAAGAAAAGAAAAAGCCGGGCCAACGGCACCGGCACAGTATTTCAGCTTCCGAACAAAAAGTGGAAAGCCCAAGTTGTATTATATTACTATGTAGGCAAGGACGGAAAGCGCAAGAAGAAAACACAAAGCCAGACTTTTGACAAGAAATCAGATGCTCTGAAAGCAGTAGGCAAAGAACCGGATGAAGATTCTGAATCGCCAACTCTAAACGATTTGTATGAAATCTTTAAATCGACAAGGCAATATGATAAATTAAGCAGCTCTCAAAAAGATAAGCTCTGCTATGCGTGGAACCGCATGAAAGAAGTTCAATTTACCAAAATAGCTGATTTAACACTTGACCAAATGCAGGAAGTTGTAAATAGGCACACGGATACGTATTACCCGGCACGCGATATGAAGGTACTCCTTTCGCATCTTTACGAAATGGCGATGCGGAGGAAAAAGGAAACCATCAACATGTCGAAATACATCGAACTTCCAGACCCTCCAAAAGCAAAGCGCCAGGTATTCGGCGAAACAGATATTGCTAAATTCTGGGATGACTACAATGGGCAGACCCCAGAGGGCCCTGTTAAACCGCATGAATTTACCGGCTATATCCTCATTATGAATTACACCGGGATGCGTATAGGCGAGTTATACAAAATCGAAAAGGTGAATGTCCATCTAAAAGATCATTACATGGTTGGGGGAGAAAAGACGCAGGCCGGCATAGACCGCGAGATACCAATTTCCAGCCTGATTGAGCCTATCGTCAAACATTTTTATGATAAAGGTAAGACAAAGCTGGTCCATAAAAACATCTGGGGCTTTTATGACGAATACTGGGATACGTTAAAGCGCCTCGGAATTCGGAAACTACCTCCTCAAACATGCAGGCACACCTATTTTACTCGGCTCGCCGAAAATAAAGTTCATCCCGCCCTTATCGCCGCAATGGGCGGGCACGCTGAATACAAAACTGCAATCGACAATTACAACCGGATGCCGCTGGAAGATAAGATTGCAGCTGTAAATACAATATAGCTATTCCTACTTCATTCCTACTTTACATCTAAAAAATGGCGTTTATTGCGAGTTGTTGTGCCCCCTGCTAAGGGAGTAGGTCGGGAAACCGGCGCGAGAGTTCGAATCTCTCTTTCTCCGCCAGTCGAGAGCCTCGACACGCAATTCGCGTACCGAGACTCTTTCTTTATCCTCAAATTCAAATTTTTGCGGGGAAAACTGCCTCTAAAATTGAGCAGATGCTACCGCATTAAAAATCCGCATAGCGGAGTTCGCGCGGGCTCCCTTTGAAGTTTCACAACGGCCGACGGACGAAACGGTGGTCAGGGTTTATGATAAAGAACTATAAAATCGGCTTTTCCCCATACGGTTTCGCCGCATTCGCGCTGCAGG